CCCTGTTATGGTTGGGATATATGTTGCTCCATAATAAGTCTGATTAGTATTCTCATCGTGCAAAAACAAAGTGTTCTTAGCGTTTGGATTAGGACTCCAGAATGTATTCTGATAAGGCAAATAAATGTCTGCCCAATATGAATGAGTAGCTACGAATCCATTTTTCAATTCATCATAAACCAAGGTCAAACAAGTATGTGCAAATGCATCTGTACCAGGTTCTATTTTTGCCCAGTTTGTTTGCCAACTTGCTCCTGTTTCTGGTTTAGTAGAAGCCCCAGAAGTGTGATTAATTTTAGCCTTGTAAACATACGTCAAACCCGAAGCGTGCAAATAAGTACTAGAAGGTGTTATGAACACATAAGTACCTGCTGTATAACTTGTTGCGGTCACCCAAGCAGCAATATTTGGATTTATGGCTTTGAGCGTAAATATTGCTTCGCCATACTTATCATTCCACACACCATGAATACCTGATCCAGTCAATGGATACTTTTTATCCAAAAGCCAATTGGTGTTTTTCTGCAATAATGTAATCACACCTTTCTCGCTGATAGGTCGAACCCCGTCCATACCAAATCGCATTATTTTCTTAAGGCGATTGTTGTACCAATAGAACGATTCTTTTCCTCCTTCAGTCTGACCTTTGAATTGACTCCATTTGTATTCAGAACCAATGGATGTCAACTCTTGTCCAGGAGAACCAAGTATCGATCCACTTCCAACAACAACATCTGTACCCTGTTGTGCACCGATGAGAGATGCATCTCTAAAGTATTGTCTTTGAAAAGAGAACGGCTGTAAACTATAAAACGAATTGTTTATTATTTCGTGGTGAACTATCGGACCATATGTCAAATCTAATTCTGCGAATTCAGTAGGTCCGAAGCCCAATCTATAGTTATCCTTATTCGACCCAATTGCTTTTTTAGCCGACCATACTATTTTAGTTGGCGAATCTCCATTGAATCTGTCATTTTTAAAATAACCTCGTTCTGTTAGTGAACGATCATTATAATCATATGAACGATTGTAAAATCTCTGAGGCGGTATTGTCTGAGCAAAAAAGTTTGCCAATCCACTCCAAATATTACCTTGAGAAAACCAAGAATCACGATAAGCTACCGGCCAAATAAAATAACTTGTAGTACCTATTTTGTTGCTGTAAACAGGCCAACGATATCCAACAGAATTGTCACCAGGATCTTCTTGAACTGACATCATTTGAGTATTCACAACATTTTGCGAATAACACCCAACCATTTTATCTAAAGCAATAGGAAGATGCGTTTTCTGTGTATAAATATCGCCTCCGTATATCTCAACATTATTCTTTACTCCGCTATCGCTGTCGGTAAGGAAGTAATAATGCCCTGTACTTTGATATACAGTATTTTCTTTGTTTACAGGATATTTTTCATTCGCACCTAAATCAACAAAAATCTGTCCGTAGAAAATACCTTCTGCTTCTGAGTTTGCTAAACCAGCAGAAAAATAACTGCCTGTACTTGGACGTAATGGCAAACTCAAACCAAACGCATCGCATAACAAACTACCTGATCCTGTAGCAACAACTGCTCCTACCGGTAGTGTTTTTGTAGCCAAATAGTCCAACAAAGCATAATCTTCTAACAAAGGAGTTGTAGTATCATCAAGTGTCAAATATGCTCTTTTAGCAGAAGAAAAATAACCACTATAATCAGAGTAAATTCCAACTTTAGTGTTTGTTCCCACCTCAACCATAATTAAACTTTTAGACGGTCCTAAAATTTTTATTTTATGGGTACTTGGTGTAAATTGATAATTTCTATCGATGTAATAATGATCAGGAGAATGAAAAAATAATACATCAGAACCATTGGTTGGGGTTATTGTGTGTGTCTTGGTTTCGAAACCACGAAAGAAAGAATAACTACCAACTGAAACACTTGTCAAATCGATAAGAGGACCATTCGGAGTTGCTTTTAGTTTTATCGTGTTGGCATTCACAACATTAACATAGTAATACATACTATCTGACAAACCACCAATTATCGTAAGAGCAGATCCTTGAATAAACTCAAGAGGTTCGTTTTCACTTAATCCGTGAGCAGTTAATGTAATTGTATCTAAAGTAGTATCTACATCTGTATTAGTAAAGGGTCTAGTTCCCAAACCAGTACCACGCAACAATGTAAATGGCTTTCTACCATTTGTTCCGTAAGTATCTCCTAAAAAGAAATATCCTGTCGCTAAGACTTCAGGAATGCGTTCTGCTCTTACAAATCTGAAACCTTCAATTAAATTTCTCAAAGGAATGCCGCCAACAGAATAGTCTAAGTCAATATTGGAAAACTTAACATAATTGACATAAACATTCTCATTGGTAGAATCTGTTAAGTTGCTAGTTATGTTGTTCGCTGTTCTTCGTGAGCCTACGACATTAGTAGAAAGATCGTCAAAGCGAATATCATCCACCCAATATGGAGCACTCCATTTTCCAGTTGCTTTTAATTTAACTTGAATTCCAAATCTGTATGTATCATTGAACATATAAGAAGTGTTATTCAAAGTATTCAATGGATTTAAATACTCATCCAATCCATATTGCAATGCTTGCAATTGTGTAGATGGCTGAGGAGATCTACCTGCGTCATCTAAAAAATCGTGATAAGTTTCTACAACATTACCCAAAGCAGGTATTGTTTTAGACTCCAAACTATGTGTGATTTGAGCAGCCCAAGTTTGCAAATCTAAATCTACTTGTTCTTTTAGGTTACTCAAAACTACTCTGTTGTCAAATATTCTGATGTTTTCAGCAGCCGTATATCTAGTATAAATTGCCAATAACTCATTTACACCCAAAGGTATATTGTCCTGTCCTCTTCCAACATGACGAACGTTCAATTCAGTTTCACCTTGAGCTATTGTATATCTTTGAACAATGGTTGTTGTAAATGCATCATCTACGTATTCAATAACTGCTAGTTCAAAGTACTTGTAAATATTTGGAGTGATGTTTTTCACAACCATATTTACTGATTTAGTTGTGATAAAATCTGATTCGGCTCCGTAAATAAGGGATGGAGTTATTGTATCTATACCATAGATATTGATTGGATTAGTGGGATATAAAAACTCACTACTTACTAAATCTTCACTCAAGAAACGACCCGTGTATCTTTTGTTTCCAGCAGTAAGAGTACCTCCTTCGTTTACCACATCAATATCATCGATGTATGATTTTGATACCTTGAAGAAAAAAGCACTTTCGTCATCAATGGTATTGTGTTCGTATCTACCGCCTTCCCAAAACATAAAACCATTTTGAGTTGTTACCTTAGAGTAATCTAAGTACATTGCTCTTGGTTTTTCATTTCCGTCTGTCCAATAGAAATTAATCTGAGCCCCAGCCTTTTCAACTTGAGCATCTATTCTTCTCTCTTTGAAAAACCCAAGATTCCTACTTCTGCAAAGTGTTTTGTATTGATAAGAAGATCCTTGGTTCGTACTGTAAACAACACCTATTTCAGAAACATCAGATTTCACACCAGTGCTTGTTTCACTAGCAGACCAAATAAACAAATAGTCCTCTAACTGATAAGATCCTATAGGGCGTAAAGTTGTTGCTGTTGCAATGTATTCGTCAACCAAAACAACTTGTGCAAATTTGGTGTTAGCATCAGCCAAATCAATTCTAATCTGAAAGTCATTCTCTCCAGTCGTAGCCATAGTAAAATAGCCTTTGTCTGTTCCTGTTGAAGTATAAAATGGACTACTTCCGGGAGTCATGGTAAAGCTACCAGGAGCAAAAGAAGCATGAAGACCATTAAACACAGTACGAACTTGAATCGCCAAATCTTCTAGGTCATTTCCTATAGTGTGAGTATATGTACTTGTATTTGTTAATACAGCACCCGTAGATGGTCTAATAACAACAAAAGTTGCAGTATACGCATTTGTAGAACCATTTGTGATGTAAGAATAGTCTAAGTAAATCCTATAGAGTTTTGTTGTCGTGGCAACCGCAGGAAGAGTTGTTCCAGCCGAGCCATTGACCGTGGTAATCAAATTTAAATTACCATTAGTACCCATGATACCTCCGAAGTTGTTTCCAACGCTTTGGCGATGACGAATATCATTTGCGTCTACATAGTTACCATTACTGATGTAGCTTAATTCTCCGTCTTTATCTAAATTACCGCTAGGTGTTACTCTTACCTGTGCCATTATATATTTGCTAATTTTTGGGTTTGATATTCACGCTGATAATTCTGCATAATAGCAACTCCAAAGTCTTTAGCATATCTTCTAGTATACTTCCATCCGATGTAGGCAACAAGCATTCGCTCCCAATCATTGGGAATAATAAACACGCCATCTTCATCGGTATTTAATCCATAGTATTCTAATTGAACTTTGGTGTTATCATCAAGAGCCTTATAAAATATTAAAACATCGCCTTGAATAGTGTAATCAACATCAGGGCAATAGTATTCGTTTACTTGACCTCCGCAAAAATACACTCTGACTAACTTAGTAAAATCACTAGGTATAGTTGCTTTCTTATCTGCAATTGTAAGTTCAACAGTTTTCAAAATCAACTTATGGGTTGTTTTATGAGACCGTATTGCTTGGTTAATCAATACCTCAAACCACAAAGCATTGTTCTCGTAGGAAGTGTTTAACTCCTCACAAGCCGCTGCAATTATATCATCCATTTTCATTATCTAGGAATTTCAGTTTGTGTATTTTGAGTAATTTCAACAGGACGCTGAGTTTTTCTAATCAGGTCATTTGTGACAAGGTCTACTATCTCCCTTTTGAGGTTAGAATCAACTGGGTAGTGATCAATAGTTTTATCAAAATTCGGAATCAAAACAGGATTGTTAAACATTGCTCTAACTCCTACATACTGCAATTTGTTAGTATTGTAGAATTGCAAAAGCATTCTGTTCTGCTCCAAGTGTTTGTAGTCCCACATAATCTCTTTCTTTTTTGCAAAAAGAGAATGCCTAGTTAATGTGCTGTACCCTTTTCTGATTCGTGGAAAAGGTTTGAATCCATTAACGTGACCAACATACACAAAGCCATCATTATGACCATCAACAGAAATAACATTGGGACACTCGAAAGTTACAAAGCTGCAATCTTTTTCGTAGTCTTCAAAACTGATATCCAATGTCTGAACCCAAGAATCATTGATAAACTTACCCATCTTGACCATATACTGACCAATAAGAGTAGCTCTCGCACTATGGATTTTAGACTCGATGTATTCATCATCCCAACGATTGTCGTTGTATGACATTCCGCTGTTTAAGTCGTTACGGATTTCTTCTACTATTTCTGACAATAAAATCATTAGGGATTTTCAATTATATCTTGTTGTGCCATTTGGCGAGTCATTGGATCTTTTGTCTGAGTCCCAAAATTTAGCACGCACTCATCCATAAGACGATAAAGGAACTTACTAGAATAATAATCTTCCAATGTCGTAGTCGTATTGGCAACGTCAATAACGAGGGGTGATGTTCGAACATAATCTATATCAATAGTTACTAAGTTTGCGGATGGAGAAATCTTGAAAGATTTAGGCGTTGATGTACCATCGCTTTGAGGCTCAAAACGAACTGTATTCATCGATGCCTTATGGAATGGACTACCCTTACGATCAGACTGCATCTGTTTTACGTTCCGAACCAAAACTCTTTTGTATGTACCAGTAGTCAAACCTCCAGTTCCCAAATCAAAGGTATCGCCTTTTACTTTGGTTACAAGGTATGAAGTTGAACTAAACTTAACTGTGTCTCCCTTTCTCAAGGTATGATTGGCAGCAGTTAGAGTAGTACCGCTTACAGAAGTAACTGTGAATGGAACCTCATAGTTTGCAACCAAATGCATAATGTGCATATAGTTTGGAAGCAACGTATTAATTTTTGCAATACCAGCAACAGGAACAACACTTTGAGCCTTAACCAAAAATGGCATCATCTCATCAGCATCAACTTCCAAAGACTCTTTACGCCAATACTTATCTACCAAACGCTGCATAGTCTCTGCAATCAAAGCATTAGCCTTGGCATTATCTAAGTAAGCAGAGTATGCTTTATCGATTTTTTGTTGTAAGTATGACCAAAATTGTGCACCCGTCATTATATCAAAGATACAAAATTTCAAAGAAAATAAAAAGTGGGGCTTTTGACCCCACTTTCCAAAACATGAACAGATAGATTATTTAGTTTTTGGAGTACTCTTTTTTTCGGCTGCTGTAATAGCAGGAATCAAATTCTCCAATCCTTTAGGAAGTTCTAGCTCACCAATGGTTTCGATTTGAGAAAGTTCGTCTTTTTCCAAACGATCAACTTCTGGTTTAATGTAGTTCTCAAACAATTCCGCATCTGCAATAATTGCTGAAACTACAGCATCGATTGAAGTACCTAAGTTTCTACCGCCAATTTTGTAAACAACACCTTCTTGTTTAACAATACCTAATTGTACAGCTTTGTTCGCATAGATAGTCGCAACTCTTTCTTCACCACGGACTTTTCTAAACACAAATACGCTGTCTCTCTTGGCAACGGCAACACCATTTAACGTCAAACCAATCAAATGAATGTACACCTCTTTTAGTGACATACCACGAGGATCTGAGCCCAAAGCAAATACCAAGTCTCTTCTTTCTTTGTCGGTCATAGAACTAACAATAGAAACACACTCTAACTTGGACAACAATGCTTCATATTCTACCTTTACTCTTTCTTCTTTGATTTCAAATGTAAATTGCTCTGAAACCAAATTGGGATTAGAATAACCCTCAGTAAAAACCAAAGGGTGGTTTTTCCAAAATTCAATAACACTCTTGTCTGAAAATTCTTCATCATCGAAACTTAATGTAAGAGGATATCCAGACTCAAAAGAGTACTGAAAAATTCTTTCGTTTTCTTCAACATGAGAAACTACTTTTTTACCTGAGTGCAACAAGAATAATTCTTTGTCATTTTTTTTGTCTCGGTAAGAACCTACGATGGAAATGTTTCCACGAGTTCGTTGTGGGATTAATAGGGCTTTTATACGCATAATAGTTTTTACAAATATAAATTATTTTACTTATAAAACAAAAAAGAAGGGCCGAGAAAATTCCCGACCCTCTTTTCACTAGGGGGCTAGATTAGAATCTAGTTGACAACAAAGGTTGCAACAAGCTCAACAAGGTTGAGTTGTTAGCAGCACTGTTAACATAGATGATGTGTTTCTCACGGATATTACCACCCATAGCAGCCTTAGACTCAACTTCATAATCATAAGAGATTACGTTGTAAGTCTGACCGCTTACAGGAAGACCATTTCCGTCATCAACAGTTGGGAAAGTACCAGTTGCAAGCAAAGTAGCACCAATACCAACAGATGGAGCACCAGCAGTAGTAACTACAGTAGCCAAGTTTGGACCACTAGCAGCACTAAAGATTGGGAAACCAGCTTTCGCAGTAATGATAATGGTAGTAGTACCAGTAACAACTACACGAGTATTCCAGTAAGGATGTGAGTTGATTGCAGTACGGAACGCATCACCAATAGTAGTAGCAGTACCACCTGAAACAGGAGTTGTGTGATAAAACACAGTCTGTACTTCATTAGGCAAGTTGTTGTTGAAAGCTTGACCTTTCTCAGCACTCAACACTACACGATAATCAGTAGAGTTAGCAGCAGTTGGTGTAATAGTAATTACACGCAAAGTTTCAGCAGCACCAGCTTGGTACATACCACCAGAAACACCAGCCAATGCGAGTGGGAAGCTTCTCAAAGTCACAGGAACAACACCTGTAACGTTTGTATCAGCTAAATCGAAACGCATTACACCAGCAGAAGCGGCCACGTCACCAGCAGCAGTAGCACTGGCGGCAGGACCTATTACGAATTGTTTAAGAGCAATTGACATTTTAGTATATAATTAATTAGATTGCAAATTCAATCAGACCCATTTTGTCTGCAACACAATACAAACCACAATCAGAAAGAATGTGGAAGTCAACTCCGTCAACATCTGAAGTACCCAAAGATACAGACTGACCACCGCTCAAAGCAGCTTTAATAGTTGAAGGATCGCTAGACTCCAAACCAATCATACCAGGAACGTAGTTGGCAAGCAACTCATCTTGGTTGAAGTGGTATTTTTGAAGAGCAGCAATAGTTCCAGAACCATCAGCAGCAGGGATAGGGGTAGTATCAATAAAGTAAATAGAGTTACTCAAACGAGGCTTACCATTAATGGTAGACAATTCACCACGGAACATCTCGTCATCCAACAAAGACCAACGAACGAATTCGATTTCCAAACCAGCGTAAGCGTACTTCATTACGTTCAAACCAGTTACTGAAGTTCCACCCAAGGTGTTAGCAGTACCAGCGAACTTAATGTAGTCACCCAAGATAGTTTGCAAACGAGCCATAGCAGCAGATCCCATCAAAGCAACCAATTTGCGTCCACCTTCAGCAGATACACGAACCATTTGCTCTAAGAAGTCGTTGAACACACTCTGAGTCAACTCAGAAGTCAAAGACATATAAGAACCACCATTGTTGATGATTGACCAACGCAAACCACCAGTAGTGAAGTATTCACCATTAGGTCCAGTTTTGATAGCACGCTCAGAGAAAGCATATTTGTACTCCAACTGTTTAGCGAAAGCTTTCAAAGTTAGATCGTCATAAGACCTCCACCAGAAATCACCATTCCACTTAACGAAAGAAGCAATACGATCTCTACGAGATTGGTGTGAACTTTCACGAGTTACAGCAGTCAAAGCGTAATCAGTATCAGGAGTGTAGTTTAAAGTGGTTTTACCAGTTGAGCTACGGTTAGCAGAAGCATCGAAGAAACGCTTAGCCTGAGTATTAGCCACAAAGTGAGTACCAGCAGTCAAAGTTGCAGTTGTGTGAGGAGCAACAAAAATTTTGTTACCTGCAAAGTCAACCTCAGTAACCAATGCTTGGATTAAGTTACCATCAGCAACGATATCACCAATACGAAATTTGCTTGCATCTGATACAGGTACAGACATTAAAGAAGTACCGGTAACAATCGCACCGTTAGCAGTAATTTTAGAGTAAACACCCAAGTTTCCCAAAGAAGAGATTTCTACTTTAGCCTGAGGGCTAGAGATAGAACTCGCCAATTTAGAAGTCAACTGGGTCAAGACGTTATAGCCGAAGTCTTGGCTATAAACCATTGCCATTTTGTTGGGCAATGAAAGTCCTTTAAGCAATAAAGATTGACTTAATGGAAGATTTGAAATGGTTGACATTTTTTAGTTTTTTGTTTTTCGTGTCCCTTTTTTTTAGCCAGGGAACATAGCTACAAAAGCCTCTTGTGCGGCCTCAAGTCCAGAACCAACAACTCTTCCTCCACCAGTCATGTTTTTAGAAGGATTAGTAACCTCTTTGATTATCTGATCCCTTCCTTCATTTTTGGCTTTGGTGATGTTGGCCCTCATAAGATCTTTTCCATACTTTAGCCATATGCCAATGGAATACATCTTTTCAACGTCAAACGAACCATCGGGTCTCTGAAGGGTAAATTCTTTGTCAATAAAGCCTTTTAAATCCTTGGACATTTCGTCTGTGATTTTCATGCCATACAACTCTTGACCTACCACTTGCTGAGAAAATGATTCTAATTCAGCATTGTATTTTTGAGCAACGGCTTGTTCTTGTTCAGCAAATTTATCATTAGAACTAGTCAACTGTTTCAGTTTATCTTGGTTCTTCTGATTGTATTGCTGCTTGAAAGATTCAGCCCATTGTTTCTTTTGGAAAATGGAAGCGTTTTCGTATTCATAGATTGCTTGGTCAAGTTGTTCTCCTTCCAAGCCCATGAATTCTTTGATTCCATTTTTGATAATCTGTTCTTCACTCCAAGTACTGATGTCTTCAACTCTGTAGTCGTTGACGAAATCCTTTAGAGTTTTGCCAGATTTTTTATACTCCATCAACAACTTCAAGTCTTCATCCAAATCGGTTTGGGCTTGTTGCTGTTGAGGTTCGATTTTACCTGTTGGCGTTGAATCAGCAGGAGCTAATTCATCGTTTTCCCACCATTCTTTTTGAACTGCGGTTACACTATCGGTAATCTGAGGATTAACGGGAGCAGTAGATACAGGTTCAGCAGGTGTGGGTTCTGCTGGTGTTACCGGAGCAGGCGTAGGCTCTGCTGGTGTTGGCTCTACTGATGTAGGAGCCACAGGGGGAGTCTGATTTCGTAATTGATCAGCAATGTCTGCTAAGAAGTTTTCACTCATATCTTTTTCAAATTTAGTATATTGTATACAAATTTACAAATATTTTATATTATTGTTGGCCCATCATTTGTTGCATGGCTTGTTCCTGCATGGCTTGGTCTTGCATTTCTTGCTCTGCCATCATTCCTTCTTCAGGACTTCCTTCAGAAGCTAGACCTGCTTTTAATGATTCTTTTGCCATTCCAGTCTGAGCCCCAAGTTCAGCACGATAGTTCGCACCTTCCTCTTTCATTCCTGCAAGTGATTGCTGCTGAGCCAATTGTTGTTCCATTTGTGCTTGCTGCATCATTTGCATCATGGCCTGTTGTTTTTCAGCATCACGCTTTTTCTTATTCATGGCGTACTTCAAATCGTTCAAGAGTTCAGTATAAGAACGAGCCTGTTCAATTTTGATGTAGTCCATCATATCGATTAATTGGTTTTGCATTGCTGCTTGAGCTAAAGAAAGCAAACGCTCACGAGCCTGATCATCCATAAAGTCTTTCACCTTGATATAAACACCAAGTTCTTCCATTTGGAAATCTTTGGTGATTTTCAACCATTCTTTACCACGAGACCCAATAACAGGTATTTCCTCTTCGGACTCAGACATCAAAGAAACTTTATATTGGTTCAAAGCAAACGCCAAGTTCTTTTGGAAGAACTCCACAAAGCCTTGATATAGATACGAAGTACCCAAGTTAGACTGAGCAATGGTACCAGCCTGTGTTTTAGCACCAACATAACCTTGCTGTTGTCCAAGAGCCACCTTCGGAATATTGACAATCTCTTCCATGATACGCTCTTCTTCTCTACGCAGATTCACCAATTGGTTTACGTTAGGATCAAGAGTCATGTCTACCACTTCTACCAAACGAGCATCTTGACCTGCAACAAAGTCTTCACCAGTAGCAGAGCCATCGGTGATGTGAATACCCATTCGCTCAAAGTCATTGATAACTTGTTTTGCTGTAGATGTACCTAACTTTTGTTTGTTGATTAGATAAACCTTGCCCTTGGCACGATTCATCATTTTGGTTATTTCGTTTGTGATGTAATCGATACGATCTTGGTGTTGGTGCAAGCGAGCTACAATAGAACGATTCTCTCCCATTACCATATTAGGGATGAACACCTTCAAAGGAAGTTCTACATCTCCGGGGTTGTCGTGTTTACGAACTTGGTTTGTAACCTCTTCCCATTCTACGACATATTTGTTTCCGATGAGAGTACCCTTGTAGACAGTCTTTGTCCAAAATTTACCCTTGCGTCCGTTTCTAATTTTGCCAATGTGAACATTGCCAAATTTATCTTTTGACTCCTCGTAGCCCAAATCTTTCATACCAATCCAATAGCCGGTTACACAGGCCAAAGTTGGAAGGTTATTAAAGTTAAACGCCCAGTTAGTTGCATATGGATGTGTAGTCAAATCCAACAACTGATACAGGTTGTTCATTGTGATTTCTTTGATTTCCTTTTGCTCCTCTGCGCTTAACCAATCTTGGTAACGCTCAATCACATCAGTAGTATTCATCCAATCTACTTTACCAACGAATCGGGCTTCAGAATTAAAGTCATCATCTTTAGCAGAGTCAACAATAAGATTGTGAGGAAGAACTACATCAAAATATTGCTTTCCGTTTTCTACACGATTTTCTAAACCAACTCTACCTCCAAGCAAGGTGTATAAGAACGCTTGCTTTAGTTTGTTGCGGTAATCGTTTCTGTTAAGAATATCTTCGGCCATGCGAATACCCAATATTTCGCTGTACTGCCTGTAGTCATACTCCATATAACGGTGGACATCTTCAGGGATTTCCATGTTCGGAGTCGCATTACCAAGGGGTTGGTAATCATAACCAAACTCAGCAAAAGTTTCAAATATCTCTGGTGCCTCAAACATCAAAAGGGCTTTTTCAAGCAAACGACTTTTTTTGTTGACGGCAGCTTTGCTTTGCGCCTTTACAGATGGTTCGATATTCTCAATCATCTTAATGGCATTACCAACCATGAAGTCAACCAAAGACGTAATCTTTTGTCCGTTAATCCATACAGTTGGTAAATCACAAGCGTCTTGGTCTTGGTTCGTGTAGTAATAATCCTTGTTGAATTGTCTACCGAGGTAGTAGGTATACATACGAACGATTTCGTCAATAGGGTTCTCCAAGTCTACAGATTGGCGTACTCTTGAAATACGATCATTTCTTTTGTTGAAATGACTCATTACGAATTGAAGATTCTCCTTGTACCAAATTTTAGTTTTCTCACTTTCTGACAAAAACTGCTTTGGTTGATTTGTTATTGTAAACGCCATTGATTACAAATTTAAACAAAAAGACTATAAAAAAGAAATGAGGTTTTTGAAAAGAGCATAGTTAGTTCATTTAAGATACTTATACTCTGAGACCAAGTAATCACATTTGCTTACGGAACCAGCAAAAAACCATACCCCCCTTTCCCCCCTTTCCTAAAAAGCGTGTGCTTTTTTGAAAATTGGTTAAGAGTGGCTGGTTGATTACGCAAGCGACTTTTGCTTTACTCACCAGGCGGCTTGGAACAATACCCCCATTACAAATTCGGCCGTGCTGCAATATTACAACTCGTTTTTCTTTTTGTCAAGAGAAAAAAGTCTTGGTTCGCATTTTTTTATGTAGAACTCAATAAACTCAGCCCCTTTGACAACTAAAACTTTTTCTACGATAAGGCGAAAAATGTATTTGTCGTTGAAGTTGTACTTCTTTTGAAGAATGTCTATGAATGGTTTTACAACATTATCCGCATCGGATGCGATGTTGCTGACTCCGACTATCAAAGAAAGCTCTAGAGGCTCTTTGGTTTGATTAAAGTCGCATGGTGCTAGTCGAACTAGCATTTCCTTCTCGTATAAAAGATAGGTTTTGGTTTTAAATCGTTTTCCTTGCCAGCATTCATTTACTGAAAGTGGCTTAATCTCTATTCTGTCGGAAAAGAGCAGGATAGAGTTGTCTAAATGTTTCAACATTAGGTTCGATATCTTGGAATAATAAAATTTCTACAGGTACTCCATAGAACTCAGCAATAAGAATTGCGGTTTTCAATGAAGTCAGGGCAGACTCACCGTATATGACTCTGTGAATATTGGTATCAACATCCATCCCCATAAATTCTTTAATTTTACTTGGGGATATTGTTTGATGGTGTATTTTGGTCATGAAAAGTACATTTCGTCTTACTTGATCAGTAATACGATTCATCTTTCGTTTGAGCAGACTAGTGTAGTACTCACCTCTCAAGTCGGCAATAAGTTCGTTTTCAATTAAAAGGTTAAGACCACGTTTTTTGGTCTCAACGATTTTACTTTCTAGTTCATCGAGATTCAAGGAGAGAGATCTTCAGTTCAAATTCTTCAAGATATCTTTCATTTTCATCGATGCAGCGTTTTACTTCCTTCATTACCAAAATAAGTTTTTGGTGATCGACTAAACTTTTTCCATTGAGGATGTTGTACACATCGTATTTCTGTACGCCAAACTTGGAAACTCTCTCTACGATACGAGCCATATCGCCACGTTTTAGTTTGCCTTTTAATTCAAGCACTCGGTCTTTTAATTCGTTATTCATAATTTCTTACAATTTTACGAAAAATTCTTGGAATTACAAAGTATTATAGTATATTCGCACTACATAATAGAAAAAATATGGGTTTAAACAAAGGATTAGGTGCTCGTGAGTACCTTACAATTAGAGAAGGCAAGATTGCCAAGTATGTAGGTGAAAAGAAGTATGAATTGTACGATTCAATTGAGGGTTACATTGTTGGTATGAGTACTCGTGATACGCAGTACGGCCAAGTATTGAACATCGATTTGATGGATGACAAGTTGTACCAATTCCAAATTAGAATTAAAGGTGAGGAGAAACCAGGACAAGCTGCTAAGCAGACTTCGTATTTCATCGCTTTGGCTCATTGTTCTCCAAACATTGATCCATCGAAGAAAGTTGAGTTTATTCCATCTTTGAAAGAGATTGATGGTAAGAAGCGTTCTGCTTTGTTCATCAATCAGAATGGCTCTACTTTAAAGTGGGCATTCAAGAAAGGTGAAGGTATGCCTGATCCCGAAGAAGTGTTTAACAAAAAGGGCGAATTGATTTCAATCGATTGGAGTGAAGTTGAGGCTTTCCGTATGGACAAGATTAACGAATTCCACGCTCGTGTTAAAGAAGCTGCCGCTGCCAACAAAATGATGGCCGGTGAGGTAGAACAACAAGATTGGCAGAAATTAATGCCAGAGACATATCCACAGGAGCCACAGGAAAGTGCTCCTACTTTTGAAGACGATGATCTCCCATTCTAATGTCAAGAGGAGTTAGTAATACTAATCTCGCTGCAAAAATCGGAAAAAGGGTTGAACCTGCTCATATGAAACACTATGGGCAGGAACAGCTTTCGATTATTCGTCAGTCGAGTTTAAAGGCAGCACTTAGTTTTGTTGAGATTATTTCACCAAGATTAAATGAAGAATTTTCAGTTGGTGATTTCGAAAAGTTTACTTTAGAAACAGCCGAGAAGTTTGAAAAATGGGTAATGCGAGATGAAACTAGAGATAGTAAAAATAAGTAAAGACGAGCAGTACCAAGAGTGGTTGAACTTCCGTGACAGGGGTTTAGGTGCTTCTGAGATTGGAACCTTAATGGGTGTAAACTCGTGGAAGTCTCCAGCAGAGTTGTACTACCAAAAGATTGGTGTAATTCCACAGAAACAGGTGGAAAATATGCCGATGTTTATGGGTACTATCTTGGAACAGACCGTAGCGGATATTTTTGAATATTGGCAAAATGACGAGCCAACGATGATTGAAAATTATCGTAAAGGTTTAAAACAGAGACATCTTTATGAACCTACAGGTTATATTGTTAACCCATCGTTTCCGCATTTGTTCTTTTCGCCAGACCGATTAATTGTGAGTAAGGACATTCGTGTTCGCAATTCTACAATCAATTTAGAGAACGTGGATGCGATTGCTGAGATTAAGACCATCAGCGGTTGGAGTAGTAAACAATGGGAGGGTGGAATACCGCCATCCTATTACTTGCAGCTTCAAACTTACATGATGGGGCTTGGTGTTTCAAAGGGCTACTTGGTTGTTTTGGAAGATGGAAGAAACTTTAAGGTTCACGAATACGATGCCGATGAGGATATTATTAGTTCGATTATTAATATCACCGAGGAATTTTGGAAGCGTGTTTTATTGGGCCGTGAAGCATTAGCCAACGGGGGTGATTACGATCAGTATGCTCCACCGCCAGATGGTACAGAGGCTTATGCCGAATACTTGAACGAGAGGTTCTCCAATCCTGAAGACAAGACTGTTGCTTCTACACCGGAGATTGATCAACACATTTTGGACTATTTGGACATCGGGTCTCAGATTAGTACTTTGGAAGAAGGTAAGAGAGAACACGCCAATATGATTAAAACGCATATGGGTAACTCCTCAATTATCAACAGCGAAGTAGCAAAAGTAACTTGGAGACCGAATAAGAACGGAACCAGAGTTTTTAGAATTAGTTAATGAAAGGCGATCTCCAATGGTACAAGAATATGTGGTCAACACGACAAAAACACCAGTGCGAGGAATGTGGACTACATCTACCACAATTCAGTCCAGCATTTATTTCACATATCATTACCAAAGGAAGTTATCCGAGTTTGAGGCAACATCCCGAAAATTGGATGCTGTATTGTATGCAATGTCATCAAAAATGGGAATTTGGGAAGAGGACGGAGATGAAGACATATACGAGAGCTTTGGAGATTGCTAATCGCTTAAAAAAAGAATATCATGAATCACGGTAGTTTATTTAGCGGAATAGGTGGATTTGATTTAGCGGCCGAGTGGATGGGGTGGGACAATAAGTTCCATTGCGATATCAATCCTTTTAGTAGAAAAATATGTAGTTTTTATTGGCCCAAGGCCGAATCTTATGACAATATCAAGACAACTGACTTTAGAATTTGGAGAGGAAAAATTGATGTCCTCTCCGGTGGATTTCCTTGCCAGCCCTTCAGTACCGCTGGAAAAAGGATGGGAAAAGAAGATGAACGCCATCTTTGGCCCGAAATGTTCCGGGCAATCAGAGAAATCAGACCACGGTATGTCGTGGGGGAAAATGTTCGTGGACTCCTTAATTGGTCGGACGGATTGGTCCTCGAAGAGGTGTTCGCTGATTTGGAAGGTGAGGGATACGAAGTCCAAACGTTTGTACTTCCAGCTATCGGGATTAACGCCCCACACCGCAGAGACCGAGTCTATATTATTGCCCACGCCAACAGCGATGCAGGACGAGGCAGATCCAGCGAAGGTGGATGCACGGAATGCGAAACAGATAGCAATGGGGAATCCTCCATTCATCTTGGGTCTCAGCCAAATGGCAATGAGGGGACTGCTTCCAACACCGAATGCGAGAGACTGGAAGGACACACTAGGGAACGGAAAGGATTCTCCGAGCATAGGGATAACAAGAGGGTATTCTTTGGGTCAGAAACTGAATTCAATGCTGCCGACACCAAACGCTCAGGACTGGAACACAGCAACCAGAGCGGAGACTTACATAGCACGATCTCAGAGGCACAAACAGAACAACGTAACTCTCCAGATGACTTTAAGGCAGATGACTATGTTCATGCCCAACAAGGTGGACCATCCGAAACTTGGAGCAGGTTCCCAACTCAATCCCCACTTTGTAGCGGAGATGATGGGCTTCCCAATCAATTGGACGGACTTACCTTTCCTAAGTGGAGAAAAGAATCTATAATGGGTTATGGCAATGCCATTGTTCCACAAGTCGCTTATCGTATATTTGCAACCATAAATGGACTCGAAAATAGATAAAAAAAGGTATCTCCGTTACATGAAGACATTCGTATGGGCTTCTAAGAAATCTATGGAAGAACTCCTTGAGTTGAACAAGAAAGGTGAGATGCAAAACTACCCTGTGGATGCCAATACGGTAGAAGATGCAATTAACTATGTGGAAACAGGAGACGGTCTCAGAACAACAAATATCTCCATGACTGACGTATACGCCATAATGGAAGTAATGAAACACAAACAAGTAGAACAAACCAAATAATAAAAATTAAGAATATGGCTAAAACCAAAAAAGAAATCACAGGTGCTATTGAGGTAACCTTGGAGAACATGACTGAATTGTGTGCTACAATTCCAACTGCTCGTCCCACAAGCGAGTTTTCAGACAAACTAGGTATCATCTTCAACAAAGAAACTGAAGAAGGTATCACCAAGGTTTATGTTTTCGTAGGCGAAAGCGTAATCGAAACCGAGGGTACTTGGGAAAAGGCTTAATGCCTACGCCACCTTAGCTCAGTTGGTAGAGCTTCTGATTTGTAATCAGATGGTCGTTGGTTCGAATCCGACAGGTGGCTCAAAATGAAAGCAATATTAGAATTCAATTTAGACGAAGAGAGGGCCGAGTTCGAACTCGTAGTCAACGCAAACAAATGGTATTGCGTGGCTTGGGACATTGACCAGGAATTAAGGAGACGTACTAAGTATGCCTCTGATGAAGATGATGAGAAGGTTGTTGAAGCCTTGTATCAATTCAGAGAAACTGTTGGCGAGATTATGTCTAAGTACGGTGTAAATTTTGAATAAAGAATTATGAATAAGTATATCGTCAGGGGCCAGAGAGTACTACTTACTCCACCCGAAATCAAGAAGAGTGCTATCGAGGTAAACGCTACCTTGGAAAAGGAAATTCTGGAAGAGCAGATGAAGAAGTGGAACCAACTAGAAGTATTCGCCATAGGTGAAGAAGTAGAAGGCATCGAGGTTGGGGATCGGGTCTCAGTCAACCTTATGTTCCTCAGGAACTCAGAACACATAGATGTAGAGGGAGAGGATAAGATAATTGTCCGTGCTGCCGATATCTCCGTAGTCTGGAAATAGTATCTTTGTAAAGAACCCCCCTAGGGATAGTCTCCCTAGACCGAAAGTTCCCACCTGCATACCGTAAGATCTGCTCGTGGGGCTTTTTCTTTTATATGCGCCTACTTTTTATACAATGCGCCCATTTTTTATATACCACTTCCGCTTTTGGCAATGTTTTACTTCCGACTTTGGCAGTAACTAACAAATGCCAGTAAACTGATATTAGTGGCAAATGTACCGCTCGGTAAAAATATACCCCCCTTTGATTTATACCCCCCAGTATAATACCTCTCGGTAAAAAGTACCCCCCCCTTATTCTAAAAATAAAATTTGTCCGAGTGGCGAAGGTATATACGATGAGATCAGCCGGGGCAACCGGCAAAAAAAGCTACCCCGCCTTCTTCGGCTAAAACGGATCTAAAATACTGATAATCAATGCCTTGCATCCTCATCGATATCAAATCAAAATAAAAAATCGAATCGGCATCTGTATACCTTCGACCGATTGTATACATAGGATTCCGCATCGCATCTGCCATCGTACATATATAAACAAAGGAATCACGCATCGCATCTGATGTGCATCTGATTCACCATGTCTCATCTGATTCATCTGATGCATCGCATCTGATTTGCATCTGATACGAAATCTTTTCGCCATGTCTTCATTGTAGGTTATCCATTCGACCATTCTCTCATCTCCATTTGCACATCAAAATCCATGTCTGTAAATTATTTTCGAAATTTTTTTTTATGCGTCAAGCCCCGGAAATACTGGTGCTGACAGATTTTCGACCAACAAATTCAGCACATTTCGAAAAAAAAAATTTGTTTATGTGAAATC